GGCTCTCACAAAGACAAGAAGGTGGTGCTCGACCTGTTTGGCGGCAGCGGCAGCACGCTGATCGCGTGTGAGAAGACCGGGCGCAAAGCCCGCCTCATGGAACTCGACCCCGCTTACTGCGACGTGATCGTTCAACGTTGGCAGGCATTTACCGGCAAGCTGGCTACCCTTGAGGAAAATAAGGAGGCGTTCTAATGGCCGCCCCCAAGGGCACACAAGCAGAAACTCAGTTACGCGCTCAACGCTTTGCTCGCATCATTGCAAGCGGTGGGCGCAGATCTGACTGTGTTCGCTTTGCTGCCGAAAACTGGGGGGTTGGCGAGCGCTCGTGTGACAAATATCTTGCGATGGCGCGGGATATGCTCAAAGCTGACTGGGACATCGAACGCCCGCAGATGGTGGCTGATCTGCTAAGCCAGTGCAGCACTTTGCAGATGGAAGCCAGGCGGGCTGGGCAGTATCACATTGCCCTAGGTGCTATCAATACCGCAGCCAAGCTGGCGCAACTCTGCTCGTGAGCATCCTTGCCATTGCCCGTGAAGGGCATGTGCTGCAGCAGCTCAACCACGGCGGTGAACTGACAGATGTAGATGCCCTGCTTGCGCGTATCAGAAGCGACCTGCACCCTGGGCAACTTGCGTTTGTCGATGACACTGCAACGCAGATCCTTGGCATCTCGGCTGGCTACGGCGCTGGCAAGACTAGGGCACTGTGTGCTAAGGCGGTGATGCTGGCAGCAGTCAATCAGGGTTTTATCGGTTGCGTGATGGAACCGACCGGACCGCTGATCCGCGACATCTGGCAAACGGACTTTGAGGCATTCCTTGAGGCGTATGACATCCCGTACACGTTCAGGGCATCGCCGCTGCCGGAGTACATGCTGCACCTGCCGGGCGGCGACACCAAGATCCTGTGCCGCAGCTTTGAGAACTGGTCACGCATCATCGGCTTGAACCTTGCCTGGGTGCTGGCTGATGAGATCGACACCGTGACGCCCAGCATTGCCAATAAGGCATTCCCCAAAATCCTTGGCCGCTTGCGCTCTGGCAATGTCCGGCAGTTTGGTGCGGCATCGACGCCAGAGGGGTTCCGGTTTCTCTGGCAGACATTTGCCAGTGACGACGCGCAATTGCGACCGGACAGGCGGCTTATCAAAATGCGGACTTATGACAATCCGCATTTGCCGAAAGATTTTATTGAACGGTTGCGTGCCAACTACGATCCGACCCTTCTCAAGAGTTACCTAGAAGGAGAGTTTGTAAACCTAACCACTGGTTGTGTTTACGACAGATTTGATCGCGCTAAGCATGTTTTTGCAGCATTGCCGGACATCAGTCGTGAAGCGCTGCGGGTGGGCATTGACTTCAACATCGGCAACACCAACGCGATCATCGGCATACGCATTGGCGATCGGGCTGTTGTCATTGATGAAGTTGCTGGTGCAAACGATACCGATTCTCTTGCGCAAGAAATCCGCCGCCGCTACCCAGACCACAAGATCTACGGTTACCCAGACGCATCAGGTGGCAACCGCTCAACAAATGCCACACGCACGGACATCCAGATTTTGGAAAGCTATGGCATCAGCAACCAATCGCCGCAATCAAACCCGCCGATCCGCGATCGCGTCAACAACGTGCAGGCCATGCTTGAAAACGGCAAAGGCCAGAACCGTCTACAGATTTACCAAGGCTGCAAGCGATTGATCGAATGTTTGGAGCTGCAGTGCTGGGATGAGAAGACTCAACTGCCCGACAAGCAGTCCAATTTTGATCACATGAACGACTGCCTTGGCTATTGGCTGCACCGCGACTTCTCGATGCTGCACAAGACCGCTGGCCGGAGTACGGGCATTCGGCTCTACTAGGGTTGACCACGGCGGCAAACGCTGGTATCTTTTGCTCACGGCCAGTCGGCCGCCCACCTACCATCCCAACCATGACCACCAACCCCTGGCTCAATCGCTTCGCAGCCCTGACGCTGCTGTTCATGATGTACGGCGTTGGCATCAGCGTCGGCCGTGACCAGGCCGTGCAGGCGCATCACAACCACCCGGCCTGCCATCAGGGGCTGAAGCCGTAAACTGACGGCATTGTCAGCAGTTAGCGGTCGTGTATAGCGGGTACAACTTCTACGACCGGCCGCTAGCGCAGCGCACCGTATCGAAGGTCAACGACCCTAATACAAGCTGGTACGCGCAAGAGCCGCATTGGATCTTGATCGAGGATCTGCTGCAGGGCACCTACGGCATGCGCAAGAAGCATCGCCGTTACCTACCGCAAGAACCACGCGAGCTAGACGAGTCCTATGACAACCGCCTAGCCCGTAGCGTCTGCCCGCCGTATTACATCCGCCTAGAGCGCATGCTGGCTGGCATGCTGACCCGCAAGCCCGTCCGACTCGATGACACCGCTGACATCATCCGCGAGCAACTATTCGACGTAGACCTGCAAGGCAATGACCTCAATGTCTGGACCTATGAAGCAGCCCGCAAAATGGTCCGTTATGGCCACATTGGTACATTGGTGGATGCACCGGCTAATGGGGGTCGACCCTATTGGGTGACCTACACGCCTAGGCAGATCCTTGGCTGGCGCACCGAGACGCAAGAGGGCAAGCAAGTGCTCACCCAACTGCGGCTATCGGAAGTGGTCACAGTGCCTGATGGCGAGTTTGGCGAGAAGGCAGTCGAGCAGGTTCGTGTCCTAACGCCAGGTGAGTACCGCATCCACCGCAAGCAGGACAGCGGTGAGTTCACCGTTGTCGATGAAGGCCGCACCAGCCTTAGCCAAATCCCGTTCAGCATTGCTTACGCGCAGCGTCATGGCTTCATGGAGTCACGGCCGCCGCTTGAGGACATCGCAGAGCTGAACCTCAAGACCTATCAAGTGCAGTCGGACCTCGACAACCAGCTGCATATCTCAGCAGTACCGATGCTGGCGTTTTACGGGTTCCCGTCAGCAGCGGAAGAGGTATCAGCCGGGCCTGGTGAGGCGATCGCATTCCCTGCTGAAGGCCGCGCTGAGTACATCGAGCCTGCAGGCCGCAGCTTTGAAGCGCAGTTCCGCCGTCTTGAGCAGCTTGCGTTGCAGATCAACGAGCTAGGGCTGTCGGCAGTGCTAGGCCAAAAGCTGAGTGCCGAGACCGCTGAGGCAAAGCGCATTGACCGCAGCCAAGGCGACAGCACCATGATGGTGATTGCGCAAAACATGCAGGACATGATCGACAACTGCCTGCAGTTTCACGCGCAGTACCTCGGCAATGCCACTGCCGCCGGCAGCGCCTATGTCAACCGTGACTTCCTCGGCGCACGCCTTGAACCGCAGGACATCGCCGCGCTGCTGTCGCTGTACACCGCTGGCACCATCTCGCAGGAGACATTGCTCCGCGAGCTTGCCGAAGGCGACGTGTTGGGCGATAACTTTGATGTGGACGAGGAACTGGAGGCCACATCCAATGCGGGGCTTGATCTACCGTCTGCTGGACAAGCTGACAGACTGGCTAGTGGACCTGATGATCTGGATGGAGCCGAAGAAGCCCAGGAAGCAGGAACTTGACTACACCGTTTGCGACCTGCCTGATGAGGTGCTAGCTGTCATCCGGCTGACATGGTACAAAAACGGCAAAGCCGATGAAGTAGACGAGCTGCGCATCATGGAAGACGGCCAGAACGGTTACGACGCCTTCGCTGCAGCAGTGCAAGGCGCATTAACTCGTGGCGCGAATGTAAGCATCAGGTCTGGATACGCGCCGCAGCAATTGGGTATCATGTAAAAAAAGAGTTATTACCATGGCTGTTCGCAATCAAACCCGTGACTCTCGTGGTCGTTTTGCCGGTGGTGGTACTGGTGGAATAATTAGTCGTCCAAAACCACCAAAACCTCAGCCAAAAGGCGGCAGCATGACGCGTGCATTGCGTCGCGGTCAGCGTGATTTATACAAGGCTGAGCAAATGCGCGTGCAATCATTGGGAGGCAATGTTGCAGGTATGCGCATTATTCGTCGTAACATTAAAAAAGGAGCCAATGAAAAAACTGCGGCATCTAGTAAACAAAGCCAAGGATCCGGCAAGGTATCGGACGCATTGCGGGGCACCTTGCGTCAGCTTGCTCAATCTGATGCAAGGTACTTTCGTGAACTTAACAACATTGTTGGTCAGCCAGCAAGTGCAGCACGTCGTGTCGCGGGTACTCGCAAGCCATCGCAAAAGCGTCTTAAAGGCGCATGAGTACGCCAGAATCGCTATACCGCAACGCCATTGACCTAAATAGGTTTAGCAATAGCGTTGGCCGGCGCATTATCAATGCCTATAACGACATCATCATTGATGCAGTCAATCAGCTCCGCACTATTGATGAGCTAGCCTCTCCGGTCAAGGCTGCCAGACTGCGGGCGATCCTTGCGCAGCTAAAGGACAGCCTCGGCACCTGGGCTGGTGACGCAACCGAAATAACCGCAACCGAGCTGCAAGGCATCGCGCAGTTGCAATCTGAATTTGTGGCCGATCAGCTGCAACGTGCATTGCCTGCTGGCGCCCGTGATGCAGTGCGCACCGTTGAGATCAGCCCGCAGTTTGCGCAGTCGGTGGTCACGACTGACCCGACACAGCTCAATGTGGTAGCGCTGAGCGATGACCTGTTTGCAGCAGTACAGGGCGCGCCGGCGACGTTCAGCCTGACCGCTGCCCAGGGTGCCACCATCACACTGCCCAATGGCGAGGTAGTCAGCAAGGCGTTCCGTGGCATTGCCGTTGATCAAGCCGAGCGGTTTTCGCAGGTGGTCCGGCAGGGGCTGCTGACCGGCGAGCCGACGCCTGCTATTGCTAAGCGGCTGATCGGCAGCTTGCAATTTGGCGAGGAGGCCAAAACCTTCAAGCAGCTCATTGCCGCAGGTGGGCAGGCAACAGCCGTAGCCGACAACCAGGTCATCGCCTTGGTGCGGACGAGCATCAACCAGGTAGCCAATACCGCCAGCCAGCAGGTCTACGAGGCAAACCAGGACATCACACCGCGATATCGCTACGTCGCAACGCTTGACACCCGCACCAGTGCGATCTGCCGGGCGCTTGATGGCCGTGAGTTTGAATACGGCAAGGGACCAACGCCGCCGCAGCACTTCAACTGTCGCAGCACGACCGTTCCGGTGATCGATTATGACGCCTTAGGCTTTGCCCCGCCGCCGCCGAGTAAACGCGCTGCAGCAGGTGGCATGGTGCCGGCAAATGAGTCCTATGGCCAGTGGCTTGCCAAGCAAGACCTGCCAACCAAAGCTAAAGCGCTCGGTGCAAACAAGGTTGCCTACTTCGACAAGCTGTCGGCTAAGTACGGACCCAAGGACGCCATCGCCAAGCTGGTCCGCGATGATGGGTCAGAGCTAACCTTAGACCAGTTGCGGGCTCGATACGGTGCCGTTAAAGAAAGGTAGCTCACAAAAAACCATTTCAGCCAACATCAAAGCTGAGATGAAGGCCGGCAAGCCGCAAAAGCAAGCCGTTGCCATCGCCCTGTCCAAAGCCGGCAAAACCCGTAAACCCAAAGGTAAAAAGTGATGCCTAAGTACACCGGACCATCCAAGCCTCAAAAGCCCATGCCTAAGAAAGGAGGCAAAAAGAAATGAAACGCGGCGACCGTGTTAGCTGGAACTACCAAGGCACCCGCACCTTTGGTGTGATCACCAGCATTGGCGGTGAGCGGGCGACCATACCAACGCAAGGCGGCGGTAGCGTCACCCGCGTTGGCAGCATGGATGATCCAATCGTTCGGATCAAGTCCGAGTCAACCGGCAACGCGGTCATCAAAAAGCGGTCAGAGTTGAAGCCTGCGCCACGGCGATGATTACTTATCGCGGCGAGCAGTTTGAGGGTTACAACAAACCCAAGCGAACGCCTAAGCATCCGACCAAATCGCATGCGGTACTGGCCAAGGATGGCGAAACCGTCAAGTTGATCAGGTTCGGCCAGCAGGGGGTATCTGGCTCACCACCACGAACAGGAGAAACAGCAGCAGCGAGGGCCAGACGGGCATCGTTTAAGGCAAGGCACGCCAGTAACATTGCTCGGGGGAAGATGTCACCGGCTTATTGGGCGGACAAGGTGAAATGGTAGCCCGCTCCTGCTGGTGTATCCACGTCTTCAGCTCGCATACATAACGCCGCAACTCATGCGCCTTAGCGGCATGCCAGCCGTTGCCGGTGCTGCGGTACAGGTGCTCATGCCGGTCGATCGCGTCTAGCGCCTGCTTGATCAGTCCATTCCACGGGCCGCGTATTGGTGTATCCCATTCGCGTGCCATTATCGGCATAGCTGGTACGATGACAGCGTAATTAAGCCTGCGGCTTATCCATGTCCGATGAAACACAAACCCAGGAGCCTGCGGCTACCGGGGGTGACAATAACGACGCATTGCAACGCAGTGTGGAAGCGCTTGAGCGCAAAAATAAAGAGCTGATTGCAGAATTGCGTGCTGCCAAAAAGACGCCAGCATTGCCTGATGGGGTTGATGTCAATGAGCTGTTGGAGTTCAAGCGCAACCACGAGCAACAGCAGCTTGAATCGCAAGGCAAGTATCAAGAGGCGCGACAAGCTCTGGAGCAGCAGTTCCGTGAGGCGACGGCGGAAAAGGACCAGCGCATTGCCGCATTGGAAAGCCGCGTCCGTGAGTTGGAGCTGGTCACACCAGCAGTGACAGCACTGGCTGACATCGTGCACGACCCAGACCTGGTGCTTAAGACCAAGCTGAGCGCTGATCAGATTGAACGCGACCCTGACGGCACCGTCGTCGTGGTTGATGGCTACCAGCGC